GCTTTGTTAGACCAACCAGCAGTTCCTCAGGCGTTTCATACTTTGTTGTCTTCCAGTAGATAAGTCCATCACTAGCCTCGAGGTACCATTTGCCCTTCTTGTAAGAGGCATTGAAGTACTGCTTTTCGCGATTAGGTGGGGTTTTGTCCCCGGCGTTCGCAAACCACAACATGTCAGGCAGTCGTCCAACCACATGCTTCCCGCCGTCTTTGCTGTCCTTTATGGCCAAGTCGCTAGTGTTTGCAGGTGCGGCCTTTGCGATGAGTTTGAGCTGAAACTCTACCTCATCTTTGCTCATGACCTTATCTTGCAGCTGCGCCGCAAGAAGGTCCATGTCCTTTGTAGACATGCCCTTTGCCGCCAGACCGATCATCAGATCATAGGCCTTGGCATACACCTCAGGTGTAATGATATCACGCAGCCTCTTGATCTTGGCATTACCTGCCTGGTAAAGAGTTACGTCCTCAAGGCCTTCAAGCAGCTCAGTAGTTTTCATGTCAGCGTAGATTTTCCAGTTTGTACTTGGCGCGAGCGACAATGCCCTGCAGCTCCTCGAACTTGTTGACCAACCACTTGTCCTGCGGGATCACAGCATGCTGCCCTTCAAGAAAGGTGAACAGCTGGCGAATGAACTCCAGCGGATCTTGCTCGCTGAATGGGTTTGGGTCACTGAGCTCAACGTGAGCATCAGTGCCATACTTGCCCATGTACATCTCAAAGAGTTCATCAGTCAGGTCGAGCAGCTCTTCATAGAGGTCACCAAGTGCCAGGTGCATTGAGAGCGACTTGACCTTCCAGTGCCACATGTGGGTGACATCGCGTGCCTTGAGCAAGAGCCCAATCAGGTTGGCCATCGGGCCGTGTGTCTCTGGGTTACTGGCTGCTACGCTCTGATCGTAGATTGCTGGATAATCTGGGTAGTCCATTGTGGCGTCCTTTTTGTAGTTGTTATTTAGCCGTATCATCTGGCAACTTAGCGAGTTGCTCAGTCACCCACTTCTTGAAGAGGGCCTGGTCGAATGCCTCTCCGTCAGAAACTCCCTGCACAGCAATCTGCTTGCCAGTCCGGTCATGCATACTCCACCAGTAGACAAATCCTGCCTGCCGACGCTGAAAGATGTTTGCAATGCCACACACGCTATTTTCCATCAAGCGGGTGATACCAAACATCGTCTTTCCAGGTTGATGGTCATTCATAGACATGGTGTAGCCACCCTTAAGGTAGACCTCCTTGTCCCAATACCTAATGCGTTGACGAATGGGAAAGTTGTCAACCGCCTCGGCAACCTTCGGCGGATGCTTGGCAGCCCAGTCCTTGGCGGTGGTGATTACCTTGGTAGATGATAGCCCATTCCACATCTTCTTGTAGGTGCCTGCACCATCTTCCGGGCCGATACCAAGAAACCAGGTATCATCAGCTTCACTCTGGCAGTAGAATTCATAGATCCATTTGCCCTTGACAAATCCAGCAGATAGGTCATCAGCGCTGCTATCGAGGATAAAGCCGCTGCTCTGAAAGGCCTTGAGGATCATCTTAAACTGGAAATCAGCTTCACTGCTGTCATCTTCTAGCTCTTCGGTTAAGCCCAGTTTCTGAGCTCCAGTCTTCATGGCATCAATGGCCCACTTCTTAAACTCATTGATGTCAAAGGCTTCACCCGCCGGTACCTTGATACCAAGGCCCTGCGTAAAGTGCCCATTCTTTCCGGCGGTGTAGGATGCACCACCCTCATAGGCATCATTGTGACCACGAATAATGCCTGCTGATAGCTGCACATTGACAGGCTCACCCATCAACTCTTCAACTTCATACTTTACGTAGTGCGGGTACTCTTCATTTCGAACAGCGACATAGGGTCCATACAGTCGAATGTGCTCAGGCCACTTCGAGAATGCCCAGGTGCTGTCCTCCTCGAGCATCATCCATTCTTTCAGAGTGACGACCTCCATCAGACCCATCATCCGCTTGAAGGTATTCATGACCTTGCCCCAATACCAGTGGCCTTTACGCTTGCCTTTGGTTATGGCCTTCTTGGCCTCAGCCCAGTGGTGCTCAGCGGTCTCTAACGAGACACCTGCGCGTTCAGCAGCATGAGCTACAAACTTGGTTGGCATGTCAATCCTTGTGAAGATTTACTCTTCAACTTCCTCGACGGAGACGTCCTTGCCAGCCATACCAGTAAACCAGTGGTTGTGATCATGGACAGCAGCCACGTCACGCGCATGCTTTGCATCACGCGCGTAGACCTTCATCTCTTGGTTGTAGCGCTTTGACTTCACAAGAAAGCACTTCTCACCTGGCTTCTTTTCAGCCTCAAATAGCTCACTGATCTTCATATCTCTTCCAATCGTTGGTTGATGGACCGTCATTAGTCCGGCTTCTGTTATCTGTTCTCTCATCCACTGCTTTAACTTTTGGGGCTTGATAAACTCAGCCACCTCCAGAAACGGCTTGAATGAGTGCTTAAAACCAATTGCCTCCTTGACAGCTGGCACCGCGTATGCATATGCCAGCCTGCGTTCAGGATCTTCAATCTGTACGAACAGCGCGGTACGATATTGAAAGAGGTGTAACACCCACTTCCCGCCGGCGACCTCTACGCGTTCGCTCTCCAGCTCCTTGGCCTTATCAATGAGATTATCGTCAAAGTCTCTTGGTTGGATAATCATTGGCGTCTCGTTGCCTAGAAGTGCATGTATCTTGGCTCTGATGGCCGGTATAAGGTTCATGATTTTACTTGCTTTCCATTAACAAGCTTTAGCTTGAATGTTCCGAAATCACTTCTTGAGTAGAGGTGATGCTGAATAAGTTGACCTGGGTTGGCCTTGACCATATAGTTATGCTGATGGCGCGCCTGCTCTTCAGTATCAAAATATGACTTAGCATCATTCATACCACTCTCAGAGCCACTCTTGTTAAGACGATGCAGCCAAACATTCTTGGTGTTGTTACCATAGAGGCGTGCTTCGCCAAGCTGTGTTTCAAGGTGCTTACGAACCCATTTGCTGAAGGCCTTCATATCATAGAGCGTCTTGGCGCTGTCGATACGATTGCTGCTCTTCTCGCCATTGACTTTCATGACCCAGATACCGCGCCATGCATCACCTTCAGTGCTGATAATAGAGGCCTCGCCAACCTCTTCATCCTGCATCAGGCGTTTGATGCCAAACGTGATGAAACTCGGCTCCTGTCTAGCATCGTTCTCAAGATAGAAACCGCCGCTCATCATGACGATGTCGTCTTTGGTGATCTCAGACAGCTTCACTTGAGTTCCCTCGTCTCACCGTCAACTGCGATCATACGAAGGATATCTTCACGTGATGCAACAACCGCACCATTGGCATTCTTGCCGGCATACGGGACAAAGGCTTGGGTCTTCTTGCGATCACCCTTTACTCGAGCACGTACCGACGCGGCATTCAGCGCGATGTTGAGGTAGTTGGCTGCGACTTCAGCGTTGCGTGCAGCATAGCGCGGCTCCATGATCTCGACCATAGCGGTCTGGTTCTGAAAGGTCTCGAGCGCAGCATCATACACCGCATCGATCTTGGCATCGATCTCTGCGTCCTCTTCATCCTTCTCAGGGGGTGCGCCATCGGCAGCTACCTGCATCTCAGCCAGCTCACCTTCAGTAACCTGGTCATACTCTACCATGTCACCTACTGGCTGCTCAGTCTGAAACAGCTCATCGAGTGGATTGACTAGCTTGGTCTTCAGTGGTATCATATTGCTCTCCCCATTGCTGGTGCCTGACGCTTACGAACACCTGCAAACATGGTTTTCTCGGTTATTACACGGAAAGTGGCACCGTTCTGTTCGGCGAAGGCAGCGGCTGCCTTCCATTTAGCTTCATTGATCTGGAGGGCAGCAGCATCTCTCTCAGTCATGCGAGGTGTAGGCACAGTTTCCTTGTATGGCTTGATCTCTACAATCTCCTTGCGGATTGAGCCGTCCTTGTGTTTGTACATTACGATCATGTCGGGGAAATAGCGGTGCACACGCAGATCCTTCGGGCTAACATAGGGAATAGCAAGCTCTTCTGAGCCCCAACGAATGATAGCGGGGTTTGCATCGAGCCACTTCATGAATGTCAACTCCCAGCTGGAGCGAAACATTATCCGATTGACATTGCCAGTGTATTTCTCTGGATGTGGCGGCTTAAAACGTCCATATGCAGCCATTAGGATCCACCTGACCCAATGATTGTAGATTTTACTCCACCTGGAGATGTCGAATCGGTTGCTGCCGGGCGGATCATGCTTGTGAACTTGCTTGAGATGCTACTTGTTGCGCCACTCAGCAGTGATGAAGCGCTACTACTTACTACACCGGACACTGAGCTAATCTGATTACCAAGATAGCCATTGACGCTGTTGCCAACTGCTGAGCCAATGGCACCAAATGCGCCACCGAGCGCAGTGCCAACCGCACCTTTACCAGCAACTGATGTTACCGCTCGGTTTATCAAAGTAGATGTTAGCTGCTGTGCTGCACCGCCAAGCTTGCCAGATATGATTTTAGTGAATGGGTTGTTGCCGCCAGGCAGTGATGCGTTGTCCAGCGCGCCTGCTGCACCTCCGAGCAGATCAACAGGCGCAGTTGGTGCACCTGCTGAAACACCTGGAAATAGTGGACCGATACCAGAATTGGCTGGGATCCTGTCCATCTTGACCATCTCCATCCAATCATAGTCAAACATCATAGTCAACAGGTTTGGATCAGAGGTCTCATGGTTCAAGTCATCAAGGTCAAATGACTTTAGTCGTGGGTTCATGAAATCATAGTACACAACATGTGGTGCATCACGCATACTTGAACTTGGGTCCATGAAAACCTGCTTGACGCGAATGTACTTAATGGCTTGACCTGCCGTGGCATCGATAACGCCACGGTGTGCATTGTACTTCTTGTCCTGTGCCAGGAATGACATGCCGCTTGCGGGTTGAGCAGGTACTGTTGGCTTTGTGCTGACGTTGTCGCGTTCTGGTCCGCCGCGGGTAATTGGCGAGTAGATCAGCATCAACAGTCGGAAGAAGTCAAATACACGGTTTCCAACGTCATCCATGAAGGTCAACGTCAACTCACGATGGGTGATCTTCTTCAGCACCTTGGTCCGAAAGTTGTACTGATTTACCTCTTCTTCATAGTCAAAGTCGACCTTTGGGCGGTCAACTGACTTGATGAGGAAGGTAAAATCGTTGCTATGCTTGTCAAACAGCTGTGCGTATGTCTTCTCTTCCTTGAGCTTATCATTGAAAGCAAACTCAACCTTGAAGAGGAACTTGAGCTTCGGTCGAAAGCTGGTACCCGCAAGGGCTGCAGCGTATGACGATGAGTACCAAGTATTAGGGTCAGTCTGTGCAGTCGGTTGGTAGGTGCCCGTGCCATCCACAGCACTCGATGGTGGATCCGCCATCTTCCCAGAGACAAAGTCTGCGACGGTCGCACCAAAGCTATCAGTTGCCTGCTTTTGAAGCGCAACCTTGGTTGATGAGAGGAGATTGCCGATGTCCATGAAGACCCTATAGAGCGTGTTCTATTTATGGTTTGCTGGCATTCAAGTTACCCGCCATGGCGCACCGCGTGCTGCAGTGTGTCGCGTACGGACGACCAAATCTAAAGAAGGAGACTGGCGATGAACACTGCTTACATACGGGACGTGCGTTGATGCCATGCGCGTATGCATTGATCAACTCAACCAGGTTATCCCCGATCGCCGGATTTTGGATAGCCTGCAGGATGTAGTTCCATTTGCGCGCTTTCTGAGCCTCTCGAGCACGGCTAGGAATGTCCCTATGAAAGAGGTTACGTGTGGCATTCTTGTTCAGTAACCCGCTGGGTAGAAGCAGTTCTTCTAGGATCTGCTCACGCGTCATACTGAACGGTTCTTCTACATTTGCTGCTATACGTCGCTGTGTCTCTGTTGCCCAACGTTTGAGATTTGCTTTAGTTATCTTTGCACTTGTTTCTTCTGTTGTCGCTGGGCGGTCAATGGTACCGAGACCGCCAGGCCCGCAGTTTAGGCAGTTTGGATCTGCCCTCAGCTCCGGTGTAATCAGCACCTTTTCGCGTTCTGATGCTTGCGTTCTTGATGTGCAGTGTTCTAATATCTCCCTAACATGCTTACTTTTTCCATACTTCTTGACTGAACGATTAAAACGAACTCCGCTACCTAGATAACCATCATCAAGCACATCGGTACTATGCATACCGATATAGTACCTGCCAGTCGTAATACACGTGGTCTTGTAGACGATATGGTGATTTCGTTTTGAGGCTCTCATACAAAAATACCCGGTTGTTCAGACCAGGTATTTATAGCAAAGCGGGTTAAAACGTTACATCAGGCGATGTTGCCGCCTAACGCGGTTCCATAGCCAGAGCCGCTTTCGACGTGACGTGCGTGGTCGAAACGAATGGACATCGTGATGGTGGCAGCTTCGGAAGCTGAGTAGTCACGGTCGCCGAAGTCGGCTGACATGATCTGAGCACCTTCGA